AATCTTTTCTGCTACTGCGCGCGGGTCCACTACCCCGCTCCCGTCTACCGTAATATGGACCGAGTTATCCACCTTTACCCGGCCACTACCGCGGCCGATAGCGTTTCCGAGTGAATCCACGGAAAACGGGTTAGTGCGAGCTGCGGTAATTTCCGGGGCATAAGCGCCCATTAGGCCCGCCGGGGGTGCAATAAACCGCATTACGCTATCGCCGGGAATGCCCATAACGTCCGCCGCCGGGGCGTGTCCCATGATTTTAGACATCCACGCCGGGGGAGATGGAAAACGAATTCGGCTAATCCAATTGACCACACTAGAAATCAGATTAATTAGCCCGCGTAGCGGTGCCAATAGTAGGTTAACCGCGCCCTTGGCAATATTCATTGCGGACCGGAAGGCCCCGCCAATTCCACCGGCGCGGCTAATCAATCGGCCGATGAATCCAATTAGTCCGCTGACCTTAGAAATAACCCACTGAATAGCGGACTGACCGATACGGCCCGCGGCCTGAATCGCGTTTCTGAACGTCTCCGATTTCTTATAGGCCACAATTAGACCGGCGGCCAGGGCCGCGATAGCCATAACAGCCAGCATAATAGGGTTAGCCGCCAGGACCGCGTTAAACAGTGCCTGCGCCATGGCGGCGGCCTTAGTAATGCCATTCCAGACCATAATAGCGCCGCTCCAGGCCGCCCACACCGCCGCCGCGGCGGCTACCGCGGCCACGATAGGACCTAGCCACGCCATATTAGCCGCTAGTGCAGCTCCGAGAGCCTGGAAAACCGGGGCCAGGCCACCAATAACGCTAGCCGCCGTTTCGATAGGACCGGAAAGCGCATTAAAAATAATCCCCGCTAGTGGCTCCAGTGCTAGCGCAACATTTTGTTTAAGCAGCTGGAATTTTTCGGGTAGCGCCGCGGTCTCCTCGCCTAGACCTAGAATAGTATCTTCAGTGGTCCCCGCCGCGGCGGCGAAATCCTCTACCGAGAAAGCGCCCGTTTTTACCGCGTCTACGAATTGGGCCGCTCCGCGCGTTCCGAAAAGTTTTGAGGCTAGATCAATCGCCCCGGCCTCATTGCCCTTAGAAATGAAATCCTCAATAGACGAAATCGTTTCCTGTAATGCTTCCGGCGCATTGCGGCCCTCTTTAGCAAATTGCGATAGCGCGCGCTGTAGCCTATTTAGGGTCCCGTCCGCGTTAATACCGGCTTTATCCAGCATACCGACTAGCGCCGCTGAATCGCCTAGATCAAAACCGAAAGATCTAAGGCCCGGCCCCGCCTTAGTAGCGGAATTTGCTAGCTCCGTGATAGTGAGTCCGGTAGCCTGCGAGACCCTAAATAGATCGTCCATAGCGGCCGGTATTTGTTCAGCCTCTACCCCAAAACCATTAAGCGCCGCCGATACCGCGTTAATATCCGCGTCTACACCTAGATTACCGAGTGTCACGAATTGAGACGCTACGGTCTCTAGTGTCGGCCCGGTTAACCCTAGTCGGGTATTCAGATCAGCGACAGTTGAGCCGATACCCTCAATGCCGTTATTCATGTCCGGTACTGTGGCGGCCACGCTACGGACTGAATTTTTCAGCGATTCAAAATCTTCACCGGCCGCGCCGGTCCCGACTCTTAGGTTTTTCCACGTCTCATTAAACGCGTTTCCAAGATCATAGAGTTCTTTAGTGACTGCTGCGACGCTAATAGCCGCTAGCGCCCCGGCCACTGCCCCTTTGAGCTTACCGGCGAATTTATCGGCCGCATTAGCCGTATCGTTAAATCCCTTTTGGGCCTTCTTGGAATCCGAAACAATACGGACTGAAAGAATAGCCGATTTATTCGCCATTAATCCGCGCTTTCTACTTGCTCCGATATGTCCGCCAATGCGGCGGCCATAGTCTCTAACTCAAAGTCCGAATAGTCGTAAAGCTCCCGCGGGGGAATCTTGAAAGCGTATGCCAGGCATACGCACCAATAAAGCCGACTATCCGGGTCTACACGTTTCCCAATTCTGAATCCTCTTCAGATTCATCGGGGCTAGTATCCTCAACATTAATACAGTCTGTATCCCTGAAAGACTCCCAGGAATCCTGGTAATGCCCTTCTCGCTTCATCGCGGCCCAAGCTAGAAACGTCATGCCCATAAATGGCGCGTCCTGAAACTTCGGCCACTTATGCTTATTCGCGGTTAGGTCCCAACGAATTCGATCTGGATTAGTAATCTCAACTTCGACCGGCTCCGGCCGGTCCTTTAACGTCACAGTGACGAAAAGCGCCATAGGTAACTACACCCCTTTGATTTGGTCTAACAGTTCTTCGACCTTTTGCATGTACAGTTTTACCCACTGATTTTCAGTGTCCTTAGCGGCTTCCGCAAGGAAAGGTTGCGCCTGAATATTGCGCTCCGGCCAGCCCCAGTGAATAGGCCCGGCATACGGTACACCGCTAGCCGTTTTCCGATTATTACCCGAACGGACCACAGTAGCGGTTTTGGTAGCGCCGGTACGTACCGAGTTAGCCAGATTTCCAGTATCGCCGCGGGGGGCAATACCACTGCCGCGGGTAGCGACGATATCGCCTACCGCTTTATGAACGGGTTTAAGGTCCGCGGCCCCTTCGGACGCTTCACGCAAAGTTTTTCTAAGCTGCCTAGCGCCATCTACCTTTAGTGAAACGTCCTGAAAGCCCATGATTCGCCCCTTTTACTCCAGGCTAGTTTCGTCAGAAAGCGGGGTAAATTCCGGCTCTCCAACGAATACCCAGGAAAGATCAGAATCATTTTTCTTATTGACCTCTCCACCCATATCGATAGGCGTAATCTTCACGCGGCCCTTGACTTCAGCATTACCAGTAGTGGGCACGAATTCCACCGGAACGACCGCCCCTTTATTGGACCAGGAATAATCAATTACCCCGCCCGCGCTGAAATCCTGCATAACAGTTCCCTCTAGGGTAGCGGTGTAGGTGTCATCACCGGGGATAGTATCGCCGCATAGTACGTTAACGGCGTCTCCTTCGTCGGTATCCCAGGTAATGCGGACCTCTGTCATCTGGCACGAAAGATCTAGATCTGTGCCCGTCTCTCCGAGCTTTAGGGAACCCGGCCCGAGCTTTTGCGCCTTAATCATAATTGCTTCTCCTTAGCAATCTTCGTCAACAATAAGTGAAACTCTATAGGCGGGTAGCGGCCCGCCGCCCGCGGGTAGTGTTACGGCCTCGCCTAGGCTAGTGTCCGTAATCTCGAAATCGTGGGTATCTGACATGCCCACTACATCGAAAAGCATAGAATCTAGAACTCTAATGCTTTCCGGTATTCCGGTATCGCGGGCGATTAGGTAAATGTCGAATTCAATCTGGAATCCGCCGTGTAGATTCCGCGCCCGTAATTTCCGCGCCGCTATCCATGCGCACGGGGGATTTAGGGCCGGGGGGTCAATACTAGCCGGGATTCCAATATCTCCGAGTGCTGAAATTAGCTTTTCCGCGGTTTCAACAACCATTTACTACCCCACTTTCGGGACCGCGTAGCGGCCGATTTTCAGCAATTGGGCTAGATCAGGGTCATTCCTTTGAACGTAGACCGGCCCCAATTCTCCAATAGATTCCACGCCCGCGGGGGAATTGCGACGACGATAAACGCGGGCCGCCAACATTTTAGCGCCTAGCCTAATATGCTCCGGCCACTCCATTTCATCGCCGTGATAGCTCTCCACTAAGGAAACTACGGCAAGCAAAACTTCGTTTAGCTCCCTAGAATAGTCCCCTTGCAGGTGTAGATAATTCTGCAATTCCTCCGCGGTAAGCATTAATTACCCCTCTGCGATAACTTCCGAGCTACCAAAGGGGACAGAAACAATTCCGTTCTGATTATTAAGCAAAGTTGCGTAATAACCAAAGATCGCGGAATCAATTCCGCCGTGGGTAATGCGCTCCGCGTCTACGCGAATAGGGGACCCTGGCAATTCAAAGAAAGTCGCGGCGGGCTTAGCATAAACAATGATTTCACCGGCCGGAACATTGTCGTTCACGATGAACTTAGCCGGGTCCACTCCGAGCAGATTAAGATAGGCCGGGTTATCCAACTGCGTAATATCGAATAGTTGGAACATATCGCCCGGGTTCACCAGAAACGCGGTAGGCTCAACGCGTGTCTGCTGCTTAATCGTGAGACGGCCACGCGCGGCGGCGTGCAAAAGGTCCGGTTCCTGCTCAATGGTCGTTCCCGTATTCGCGGATTCCACCAGGAATTCCGCGGCTTTCTGGTCCGTCTTTAGTGCGTAGTCATTCGCGCGCGCGGTAAAGAAAGACTCCAAGAATTCGGTTTCGTTGAAATCGAAATATGCGCGATCAATATCGTGACCAACTGCCAGTCGCTTAGCCTTGACCTCTACCGGTTCAGTAGAAATCTCATTGGTTGGGATTTCCTGCTTATCGCCCTCATAGTCCTGGACCTCTGGCCCCTGTACCCACTGCCAGCCGATACCGCGCATAGACGTAAGGGGCTTATTCGTCATGGTGGGCACAATTTCGCGGGCGTATTCCGCGCCGTCCCACATTTCGCCTAGCCAGGCCGGGCCGCTAATCGCCGGGTTAGCGGAACGGGTGATATCTGCCAGGGCGGCGGACATTTCTGCGGACTGTACGCCCATACGGGTAGCGGCGATAGCCTCTACCGCCTGCGAAAAGCTAAGTTCACTGTGTCCGCTGCCAGTGACGATAGACCCCGGCACGCGGGCCGCGGTAACCTTCTTTTCCTTGTTCTCCATGTTCTCTACTTCCTCCGAGCTGTCCTCGTCCTCCGAGCTGTCCTCGTCCTCCGAGCTGTCCTCGTCCTCCGAG